AACAGCCGCAGAAGGTACTTCAACAACACAAGTTACGTCTTTTGATGCGGATGGGTTTGCCACAGGTGCATCTGGTCAAACAAACCAGTCAAGCCAAACCTACGTAGCATGGAATTGGAAAGCGGGTGGCAGCGCATCAAGCAACTCTGATGGAAGTATTACGTCAAGCGTATCCGCAAACACTGACGCCGGAACAAGCATTGTGTCTTGGACAGGCACAGGTGCTAACGCCACAATCGGTCACGGTCTGTCTAGTGCGCCTGAAATGATTATGGTTAAAAATCGTGATACGACTGGAAACTGGCATGTTTATCACAAAGACATCACTGACGCTCCAACGCACGTTATGTATTTGAACCTAACAAACGCTAACACAGACCAACCCCGATTTAATGATACTACACCTACAAGTACAGTTTTTAGTGTAAACGACAGTGACCCAATGAATAAATCTGGGGATGAAATCATAGCCTACTGCTTCCACAGCGTTGACGGCTACAGCAAGGTCGGCTCATATGTTGGCAACGGTTCCACAGATGGCACGTTTGTTTTTCTAGGCTTCAGGCCCTCATTCGTCCTTACCAAAGAGTCCTCTGCAACATCAGGTTGGAATTTGCGTGATAATGTTAGAAGCCCAGACAATCCTGTGAATGAGGTGTTGCAAGCCGATACTACTGGTGCTGAGATGACATCAAATTATGATGTAGATTTTTTAAGTAATGGATTTAAGTTGCGAGCTAGTGCGAGTGATTCAAATACAAGCGGTCAAACATACATCTTCCTCGCCTTTGCCGAATCCCCATTTAAATTTGCTAATGCCCGATAGGAGATAATTATGCCGTGGAAATACGCAAGCAAAACTTTAAGAGAAGGCAGGGGCTGGACTGACGATAATGGGTTTAAGCATCCTTACAACTGGGCGTCTGCTTGGACTGACGCTAATAAAAAAAGCTGGGGTGTTACTTGGGAAGACCTACCAGCATCAGAGGCCGCATTTGACAACAGGTTTTATTGGGGTCGTAAGACTGATGGCACACTTATTGAGCGTAGTCTGACAGATGTTAATGTTGTTGATGATGATGGCAAAGCTGTAAACGACCCCGTAACTGGCAAGCAGATGGTGACGCTTGGCCTCAAGTCTGTGGCTATAGCACAAGCCAAGACAGAGGCGGCTGGGTTGCTTGCGCCGTACGATTGGTACGTCACTCGCAAAACAGAGACTAACAAAGCGATACCGTCAGATATAAGCACCTACCGGGCAGCGGTTAGAACATCATGTGCAAACATTGAAACAGCAATCAATGCTGTAAAAACTCACGCAAAATTTATGGCTTTGTATGACGATGTAATTAACTCTGACGGAACAGTCAAAACAGTTGCGGCAATACGCAACTGGCCTGATGCTATTTAATGGAGCCAGTAACAACAGCAATAGCTGCGGTTACTGCGGCATCACAGGCTATATCGTTTATCAAGTCGAGGATTAACGATGTTCAATCTGTTGCTGATATTTCACAACAAATCGGAACACTCTTTGACTGCCAAAAGAAACTTAATGAAGAGCGTAATAAACAGGCTGGTGTTGGTGACATTAAGTTTCAAAGCAGTATGGATGCAGTTCTTGAAGCTAAAAAATTACAGGAGCAAATGCAAGAAATCAAAACTATGATTAACTTGCGATTTGGCCCAGACACATGGAATGAAATCGTCAATCATCATAATCAGAAACTTAGGGAACAAAAGGAAGCGGAGAAAGCGGCGCGTAGAGAGGCTGCACGAAGGGCCAAGGAAATTGAAGAGGCGATTAAAACAACACTACTCATCACCGCTATTATTGCAGTCACGATAGCTTTGTTTGCTTTTTTGTTTGTGACAGTAGCTCAAAGTAGTGCAGAGGAGATTGTATTGTGACACAAAAGAAACTGCAAAAAGATAGTGCATATCAGCACCTCGACACAAATAACGATGATACATTGTGTGACGATGAAATTTCTATGGCTTTAGAGTTCAAGAGAAAAGAATTAGAAGATGCTGATGCTAGGCGAGATAGTATGCGGTACATGACATGGTTTGCTTTGTTTGGAACGCTAAACTATCCAGCCGCCATATTGATTACAGCCATGTTAGGCTATGACAACGCAGCAACAATGATTACTAATATTGCACCTACTTATTTTGTTGCCAATTCAGCTTTGGTTGCAGCTTACTTTGGCGCAAATGCCTATGCAGACAGGAAATCTCAATGAATGAAAAGCTGTTTGTTTTAGTCATATCTATGTGGGGCAATGATGGGGTAGCCAATCATCCAATAGGACATGTGACACTGCAACAACCTATGACAGAGGATCAGTGCCAGTGGTTAATAAGCGATGGCTTGTGGAGTCATTCTGTAAACAATGAGTTTTATTTTATGATACCTGAATGCTATCCAGTGGAATGTGAGGATCAAAAAAGTTGTAGTTGATGCCAAAGCTGAGTGATAACACAGAACTGGCTATGCCAATACGCAACCTAATTGCGTTAGTAGGTGCAGCGACTGTTGGGACATGGGCGTATTTTGGGGTGATAGAACGTCTAAACACACTTGAAAATAAATTTATTCTTGTTGAAACAGACTTGGGTCAAAACACAGAGTTTAGAATTAAATGGCCTAGAGGAGAGATGGGTAGTTTGCCGGCCGACAGCGAACAATTTATGATGATCGAACATTTGTCTGGTGAGTTAGAGAAACTTGCAAAGAATATAGAGAGTGGTAATGCACCGCATGACCAGCAACAAAAACTGGTGTTAGAGTTTTATGACAGGCGACTTACCAAAATTGAGGACAACATAGAAAAGTTGACGAACAATGATTGAAGTTACATTTGTTTTACTGTTAATGATTGGCGATGAAAAAATTGAATATACGCCGTATGAAAACTTGTCTCAATGCCTGACGGTGCGCCGTAAAATTAAACGCAATACTGGCTATACGGTTGATTTTGATAAAAGATGGGCATGTAAACAGTTGAAGGTAAAGATTGAGGCAGGAGAAATAATGGAGATTATTGAGCAATGATACAGTTACTAGGCGTTGTTGGCAGTCTTGCTCAAACCTTTTTAGAGGGTAAAGTCGAGAAAGAAAAAGCCAAATCAGAGATAATGAAAACTGCCGCCCAGCACGATAGCAAATGGGAAATGATTATGGCTGAGTCCACCAAGGGGTCTTGGAAGGATGAGGTCATCACAATAGCTGTTCTAACCCCTTGTATTTTATCATTTATTCCGGGAATGGAAGACTTAGTTAAATCTGGCTTTGAACGATTGAATGAGTTGCCAGACTGGTATCAAAACATATTGTATGTCACAATTTTGGCTGGTCTGGGTTTGAAAGGACTAGATAAATTTAGGAAAAAGTGATGAGTTTGTATCGTAACATTCAAGCAAAACGTAAACGTATTAAGGCTGGCAGTGGTGAGAAGATGCGTAAGGTTGGGCAGAAGGGTGCGCCAACTGCAAAGAACTTCAAGCAAGCCAAGAGGAAGAAGCGATGAAACGTAAGTTTGCAAAGGTTCCTAAGACAAAGGGTGGTGTACCCAAGAAATATGTGCGCGGTGCAAAGAACCCAAAGAAGCGTGAGGCAGAAATCAAGCGTACTGCCAAGCTGTATAGGCAGGGCAAGCTAACCCCAGCTATGATGGATCGTATTAGCAAGCAGAGGAGCAAGGGATAATGTCTAAGTTTGCAAGTGTCTCAGGTGCTTCACGATACTCTAAAACAACTCTTAACAAGGTCTACAAACGTGGACTAGGTGCATACTACTCATCAGGCTCTAGGCCAAAGACATCTGCTCATGCTTGGGCTATGGGCAGGGTTAAGTCTTTTGTGTCTGGCAAGGGTGGCGCAAGGAAAGCTGATTCGGATTTGCTACGCGGTGGTAGCAAGAAGAAAAAGAAGACAACCACAAAGAAGAAGAAATGAACAAAGATAAGCTACGCGAAGAGATAGCCGAAGACGAGGGCTGCAAGTACGAGGTGTATTTAGATCACCTTGGTTTGCCGACATGCGGTATCGGTCATCTGATCACTGAGTCTGACGAAGAGCATGAAAAGTCTGTTGGCACTGTCGTTGAGCAAGAGCGTGTCAAGCAGTTGTTTGCTCTTGATATGGCTGTGACTCTTGAAGAGTGCCGTGTGTTGTATGATGACTTTGATGATCTGCCAGAAGAGTGCCAGCACATCATAGCTAACATGATGTTCAACATGGGCAGACCCCGGCTATCCAAGTTCAAAGGTATGAAGGCTGGGGTAGATGCTAGAGACTGGAACAAAGCAGCAGATGAAATGGTAGACTCGCGGTGGTATACTCAAGTTACCAACCGGGCTAGACGTTTGGTAGATCGTATGAGAGCATTGGCAGATGGCTAAGACACCAGCATGGCAGCGCAAGGCTGGCAAGAACCCCAAGGGTGGCTTGAACGCTAAAGGTCGCGCATCATACAAGGGCGGCAAACTAAAGGCACCTGTAAAGAAGGGTGACAACCCCAGAAGGGCTAGTTTCCTAGCTCGTATGGGCAACATGAGGGGGCCAGAGAGAAAGAATGGCAAGCCGACACGGTTGTTATTATCACTCCGGGCATGGGGTGCAAGCAGCAAGGCTGATGCAAAGTCGAAGGCAGCAGCAATCTCCAAGCGTAACAAAAGTAAGAAAGGAAAGAAGTGATGCCGGGTATGAAAAAAAAGGGTATGAAGAAGAACGGCAACGGTATGCTGACAGCAAAGCAAAAGACTCTACCGCCAGCACTGCAAAAGAGAATCATGGCTTCTAAGAAGAGGAAGAAATAATGTACGGTAAAAAATCAGGTGGCGGCATGAAGTCGGCCAAGATGAAGAAGCAAGCAGCGACAGCTATATCTATGAAGAAAGCTGGCAAGAAGCCTAAGAAGAAGCGTTAGGTCACTAACTCTCTACCGCTTGCAATATACTGAGCAAGGCACTCTATGACATGTGCCTCTGTGGTGTAAGCACTGGCATCTGTCAGTGACACTATGTGCTTGGGTTTCATAGGCTCAAAGCCATGATGCTCTAGTATTCTAAACAATCCCCAGCCCGACAAGATCAACGCGGCATAGTAGTCAGGGGCTACCAGCCTCGCTTCCTTGATGTCGATATGCTCTCTGAGCGAAACAACTTTCGTTTCCATAGCACAACAACTCCCCTAATCCATTGATTACCCAATCACCACCAGACAGCGGCATTTGCTTTTCGCAACGCTCACAAGTTACCCATTGTTGCATTGCTGGCGTTTGTACGCTTGTCTGGCGGCTCTTGCGTCCCTTTTGCCTAGTTACCACCGTTTTGTGACTTGAGGATGCTGTGGGGCTTCCTGACGCCCTTCTGGGTAGTGTTGTGTTTCGATGGCCTCGGCAATCGGCTTGAACCCACCTTGTGAAATACCATCAGCAATGTTGTCTGCTGACTCCACCTCAAACACCTCATTGATTGCGATGCCAATAGATCCATCAGCCTCTGTCCAAGCTGACGCTTCATACTTGCTATCTGGTGACAGTGAGACAGGCGCAACCTGTTTCATAATAGGGTCATAGCACTGCACATTTGCGTTGCCAAAGTCCGGCGCACGATCTGATTTCTTGTCCCGGTTAGGGAACAACTTAAAACCAAACACTTTCTTTCTTTGTCTTACAGGCATATTACCACTCCACTTTTAATCTACGCGCAGCTTGCGCTAGGATTTGCTCTATTTGATTAAACACTTCTGGCGCATGTTCTCTTGCTTCTTTCATGCGTCCAGCAAAAAAGTCCGGGGATACTAAAGCATTAAAGTCAGTAGATGTCTTCATGTTTGCTGGGCTGCATTTCATATCAACCTCACGCATAAAGTCTCTGGCTTTCTGAGCATCAGGGTTAAAGCTGCTGGTTTCTTCAGCTTGCTTGTTCTCTGACATAGCCTCAGTCTTACGCCCAACCGCGTCCAATTCATTAGCAGACGCATACTCACCACCTGACAATCCAATCGAACTCAAGGCGCGTCCTACGGCTGATGTCTCACAGTTCTCTAAGGCTGACGTAGTATTGACATGGCCTTGTCCCCGGATCTCTTCCGCCATGCCAGAGCCAATCTGCACACCGTTGACATTTGTTACGATGGCTTTGATGACCACGCGATGACCGTCATCAACAAGCACGTTGGTATCTATGCCATACTCTAGGCCATGAAAGCGTCTGAAAGCTTCCATGCGGTGTACGACTTGGGTGTACTTCTTGCCGCCTCTCTGGGCTACACCATGAGACTTGTTCAACTCATTGACGAAATCCATAGTGTTTGAAAAACTATTTTCCCCCATCTTTTTGCTCCATCAAATCCGCAATCAGTTTCATAGCTGTGGTAAAGGCAACCATTTGTTCTAGCACCTTTTCCTCTAGTGCATCAATTTTCATCTGCATCATATCCATGCGCTGTTGTGTTTCTTCATCCATCCTCTTGCTCCACATAAAATTCTGTTGCCCACATGACCAACTGACCACGACCAGACTTGCCCTTACGCTTGCGGTCATCCACCTTTACCAGCCCTTTCTCTTTTAACTGCTTGTATCTAGCAGTGACTGTGCTGTAGCCGTAATGTGGCAGTCTTGATAGTACCTCATCAGAGATGCACCCTGTCGCGCCAAACTCCTGTATGGCTTCAAGAACTATCTGTTCCATACGGTTTGCGTCTAGGCTCTCAGCCGCCGCGTGACTTGTTGATGGGTCTTCATTACGCACCAGCTTGTAAACTGGTGTCGGTATTGAAAACAAATCATCCATGTCATCAAGATCTCTTGCTGTAATCATTTCCAAAACTCCCTTGCTAGTTTGAGTATGTGTGGCCCATGTTTCCTTGCGATCTCCGTGAAGTCGGGGGCAACAAGGCCAGCTAGTGTGTGCCAGTTTCCATTGGCGGCACGAATTAGATTTTGTGTGGTAATCCAACTGCGTTTCAAATCCTGATATACATTCTCAAGATGATCCTCGCGTAGTAGTGGGCAGTTGTCTTCATCCCAAATGTGATAGCCTGATGCAGTGACTTGCAACAGTGATGGCTTTTGCCCGGTGGCTCTCCAATATCCAGCCATTTGAAATATGTTGTATTCGTTTGGCTGCATGTCTGGCTTGGGTATGCGCCATGTCCGGGTGCCATCTTTCTTGACCGGATTGCGTTGCGGCATCTTGCATTTAAGATCGCACAGTACGTCACCACCGTAGTAGTCGCGGAACATCATTATCTTTACGTCCAACTCTGGCACTGTAAACCATGTCTGATGTTCGCCGTTGATAGTATTGAGGCCATGACGCCGTTGCCACTCTCTCAAGCCTTCAACAGCATGACCTAGCATGTCTGGCAAGAACTCGCGGTAAGCCTCATGCTCTTCTTTGTCTTTACCATCATCCCAATCACGCGGCTGATAGGCATCATAGTCTGCCATCATGTGCCGGGTGGCTTCAGCGATAGGCATACCATCTTGCTTGCCTTTATCTGGGTCATAGTTTTCAAGACCCTCAACGCGGTTTAGACCACCTTCTACTATGCGGCCTGTAAGCATTGCTGCGTTTGTGGGGAACTGCATGTTGTGGTTGTGACGCAACCAAAGCTTGAATAACATTTCGTACTTTGCTGACGTTGCGCCACTTGCACTATCGTGGGTGTACCAATCCATTAGATGCTCACCCCATTAAACCTTGCCCAAGCTTCTTTGCTTTGCGCTGCATCTATGCCAATCACTTTGAGCGTGGCTCTTGCAGATGCAACAATACCGCCGCAACCATTTGCATAATAATCGCCGCCAATATCTTCAGCATAATGCGTTGCGCGGCTTCGCAACTCAAGTAACTCCGGCGTCTCTTCAGCACTGATGATGTAATGGGTTTTAGTTTCTTTTAAAATTTCTGGTGCTTCACAATCACACTCAACGTGGTCAATGTAATAGCGTTTTGGAATACGATATGTTTGCATTGCTTTCTCCTTTGCTAGTTTTTACA